CGCAAAAAAGAGAATAAAGCTCAAAACGCACATGGGTGCGCGGGGCGAAAATTTCAATCCGTGAGCTAATTAGCATTATTAGATATGTCATTGACCATGTCTAATTTGGCCAGTACTGGCCAGAAGATGGGGATGGAGACGAGTGTACCAACAGCAGATAAGTACAGGGCAGGTGCTGTGGCACGACTTGGTTCATACCATGTACCTCAGCCGATTATCAACCGTAGTGTGCAATATAGGCCAGGGCCTGCCAACTTCGACACGGGTTCTGGTAGCGTGGAGAAGCTGGGTGCATTCTATCATCATAGGCTACCTTTGGACGTTGCGCAGGTGTCACTCCGGGCAGGTACACTGCGACATGATGTAGTGACATTTGACACTAGCAAGCGGCCAGGCGGGCTGCCTTTGACAAATCAGATCGTTGCACAGCAGTACGTGCAAGTGTACAATTTCCTTGATACAGGGGTGCGGGCTGGCATTATCCAGACTCAACGTCAATTTTTCAAGGTACCTGCTGCAATAGACGGTGCCCGGCTTGATAAATTGGCTGAAGCACTGTCGATTGAAACGGCAGCGAAACAGCTGGATATTAAGCTGCCGCGACTGGTGGTTGGTGGCCAAGGTGGAAATAACGCCACATATAGCGATTTTGAGGCTCTGAGAGGTAAAGTGGTGGACAAATCAGTTAACGATGACTACGGTTTGCGACTCGCGAATATGGCACGATTGGTTTTGCACGCGTATACTGCATCAGAAGCAGGATTGCAACATACGCTCCTTGGCGCTAACACAAGTGTTCGTGTACAAAAGAAGCTCGTGGCAGAAACCCCCCTACTGACAGCGGCCGAATTTGATCAGGGCCATTTTGTGTATGTAGGCAACGATGTAAGCGAGGAGTATTGGGCATTCTTATCGATGTCGCTGTTAGGTGTTCAAGCGAATACTGGCACAACTCAGACTGTGTATTCGCGCATGGTGTTTGATCCTGAACTTCGGCCAAACGAGATGTTAACGTATGTGCTGCAAACTGGTGAACAGGTGCCAACCCCAGCAACCCCCGCGGTACGGGTAAGCGTTTTAAACAACCCCACTAAGTGCTTGTCATTTTATTATGCGTATGCTACTTCGATGGGTTTGGCGCAATCGGCTTCTTCAATTCTACGACAGGTGGCATTGATGCCATTTATGTTTAAGAAGAATGCAGTGTTGCCATACAAGGCAGTGCCTGAACCAAAAGCGGACGCATACATGTATTTGCTACGTCAGACACGTGAGGATATCCGCTTAAATTACAACACGCTGGAAGTGATAGTGTACCAGAGCCCTATTATTGCAGACGCTGTCAAAGCAGGGTTGGCTGCATCGGCTTTCTCATATCGTGTGCGCTCATCGCATCGAACTAACGAGATCCTTGCTGCCGTTAAGTCTGCACTGGCAGACTATGGCATGGCACTGTCCACTATTGCTGGGGTCCTGGCTGACTACGGCGGTATAACTGCTGATCTTGAATGGATCAATCCTTTTAGTGAATCGGTGGACACGGGGTTGGATGCTTGCATACACTCGTATCGTGAGTATGGCTGGTTGCTCACCACATACAATAGTTTGGATTCTATTGATGCTTTTAGGCCGGCATTTGAGACGGGTGTTGATATGAGAAACGCCCAGTACGGCTACAACATTAACGAGCGACCGTATCTGGAAACACTTATAACCCTCAGTGTGCAAGGTCGACCATGGTCTCTGGAGAGCGAGCCGCTCTTGGATGCAGGCAACCCTAGATTGCAGCACGATGCACGGACAATCACGCATTGGATGGCAGTCATACAATGGGTGCGGTACGAAGCTGGTGTTGGAGTAAGCATAGCCAAAATCACTCCCACACCGATTTCACCGCGAGCGCCAACAGCAGAAGAAAGTGACAACGGGGAGTTGACGTCATCATGGCGCCCTTCACGTGCGCGGACATTGAGCGGCAATAAGCCATTGCCTCTCAACTTGCAACCTAGCAAGATGGCTGCTCCAACAGCAATCACGTCAACCGAACATGAGCCCTCAGAACCGTCACGCCCTGCAACTCCGAGACCTGAAGAACCAGAAGCCGCGCTATCGGGTGGTGGCATCAAGTTGCGTAGCGGGCGTGAACTTTCTCGTTCGCCAAGCCCATCTGAATCTGCGTCAACGGTGGTGCGGCACAAGGAAAACATATGGGCACCAAAAACAACGCATGAGGAGGATAATGCTGCGTATGATGAACCGCCACCACCAAAAGCGAGGACGCCTGAACGCGGGAGGACGGCGTCGCCGATAGGCACAGTGGTATCTGAAGCAAGACCCAGGTCACGTACACTAGCAGACCGCATTAAATCACCGTTAGGGAAGCAAAAAGCGCACTCGCGTGAATCGAGTGTGAGCTCAAAGCGCGATTCTGCTGGCGCAAACACCGGTATGATGCTATCTAGAGGCGCGCAGGAACGGAGCGAGTTAGCAGCAGTAATGTCAGCATCAAAACAAGCGGTACCAAAATTGGGTGAATCGCTGACCACTAGCGACGGGAGGCTGGCATTAATTGAGAAGGCAGCGCCATCGCACGATGTCAGCACCATTGCGCAGCACGTACAACCTGGTGGTTTAGGTGCACTTGACGTGACTGAATGGGTGGGTTCAAGCTCAGACGGTACCAAACGTAATGTGACAACACTTGCAGGAAAGGAACTATAGAAAAAATAACGAACTCCTCTCTGTACTGTAGGTATTGCCTGCATTATAGTGGACCAAATTGGTTAATAATGTTCCGGCATTATTTGGC